CATCACCCCGGGGCTTGTTCAGGATAGCCCAGACCAATGCTCTGATGATACTAGATTTTCCCTTGTGAGATTGACCTCTTATGACATTCACACCTGGGTCGATCTCCATGAGGGAGTATTTGTGGCTCTGAAAATTGGATATTTCTATGAGTTCGATCAAGGCTGTCTCCAATCTCTTGTGTAACTTACTGTTGTCGTTACTATTTGGTCCGTTACTGTTTGGTGAGTCAGGGTCGATCCCCCATTTTTCAATCTGTCGAACACTCTGGATTGAATTTCTTTTTCGACGATGCTTAGTTTATGTTTGAAATGCATGACTCTTTTTGTTGATGTTCTATTTTCTATGAGTTTTTTGATCTTTTTAAGAGATTCGTAGTCTGCATAACCAATAGATTTTTTGAATCTTTTTATGGTGCAAGATCCAAGAGATAGCTTAGTAATTTGTTTGTTGTTGAGTGATGCTTTCTTCCAACCATTTCGAGTAGAAAATGAGAAAGCATCTGAAAAATCTTTTTGCACTTGTTTTGTGCTGATTCCAGCGTTCCCCAACATTTTAAAAGCATCTGCCAAATCATTTATTTTCACTTGTAATTCTTTCCCGTGAATGACAGCCATTTTTATCTTCTTTTCCTGAGTGGTTTTGTAGATTTGCTTGCGGCGTAACGAGCAAGACAATAGGCATCACAAAGGTTGTCATCGTCAAACTCAATACCCCATCTTTTATATGTTTTCATCAGCATAAGGTCTTTTTTACAATTACCTTTGCCAGTGACAAATTTTTTCAGTTCGGTTGGGGGAACGACTGTAACATTATGATCAGGATATAGACGAATTCGTATGTAATAATGCAAAGCTCCCAACTGATGTGCATAAGTGCTTTTCTTTGCAAACGCAATCCCTTCTATAAATATTTTGGAATTGGTGTATTCCACACAACGGTATTCAATCTGTTCACCTATGCTTATTAATCTCTCTTCCATAGGCTGTTTTGAATTAGTAGCAATCAATACCTGATTGACTATCTTTTCATTTTCTAAGATTATTAAACCTGTTCCAGTTAGGCTTGGATCTATGCCAATACAGATCATATCTTGAACGCCTCCTTCCATTTGTGCATCTTATCTTTCTTGAGAAACGATTGAAACTCAAATCGTTTGAATACAGAAAGGAACTTTGATATGTGAAGCTGATCTGGTTGCAGGCTGAACGTGACCGATCCTTCCATGGGCAACTGAACCAAGGGCAAGTTCCTTTTGACAATGTAATCGTAGCTGTTTTTGATGTTCATAAACGATTTGGTTTTCTTACCCAGCTCTCCCTTGATGAATTTGACAGCGGTTTTCTCACCAACACCCTTGATCCCGGTGACATTATCTGTGGTGCATCCAGCTATGGCTTTGACCATTGCCCAATCAGAAGGATCGATTCCCCACATCTTTTTGAAATCCACAAGGAACAGACGTTTCTTGCTGATGTGGTTGAACTGAGAAACAGATTCATTGATGAGCTGATGCAAATCTGTATCGGTTGAGATGATAACCGTTTCATTATCGGAACTGTTTATAGAAAGATGTTCAATTGTTGATGCAATGATATCATCGGCTTCGTATCCTGTCTGGATAAAGTTATTTACAAACCCCATCTCAGGCAGAACCTCTCTCCGGATGACGGTGAACTGGTCATGGGTCATGCGGTTGAAGAATTTTTCATCATCGCTATAGTCTGTCTTATGCCTGTTGGATTTGTAATCAGGATATGATTTTTGGCGATAGCTTTTACGGCTATCCCAGGCAAAGACAAACTTGTTGGTGTTGAATCTGGTTGCCAATGTCAGCACCTTCTGAAGAAAGACAAAGATAACCTCTGTTCTCATCTCGTCTGTAGATAGCTGGTATCTCTTCATAGCGTGTTTGGCGGCGTGACAGACAGATAGAGAATCAATCAGTAGAGTTGTCATTTTTTGTCCTCCACCACCTTGTAGGAAAAAGCATCGTTAATAGCATTTACACAGTTGAAACAAACCCAGATAGTATCACTTGCCCAATCAAAATCTACCGCTTTCATTTCTTGGCATTGAATATATTCTGCTTCACACACTTTGCATTTAATTGGTCCCTTGATTTTCATTTTCCCCTCATTTTGTTCAGAACAGGTGATGCTTTCTGGATCAGGTCGGCTTCGGCAGATAGTTTATCTTCTATCCATGTTAGCATTTCATCGTACTTGGCTTCGAGTTCCTCGTTGTCTCGAATGTCGCCAGAGAAACCAAGATCGACACGTTGGCTCTGGTAATCTCCCAGGTTGATGGTCATACCCATGCGAACCTCGATGCGACGGTTGGCGATGTTTATTCCTGGTTTGGGGTTTACCTCTTCTTTGGGCTTCGGCTTACTGATAGCTTTTCTTGGACTTCGTACCATAGGTCAATGGTCCTTTCCTTCAGTTTATCCTGAAGATTGTTTTCTTCGATGTGCTGGATAGCAAGATCCATCCTGCGATATTCCTTGTCACCGAACACATCATATCCTGACGTACCCATATACTGTTTGCAGTACACGAGATTTCCTCTGATGTCGTCGATTCCATAACCAAACACGATATAGACAGGACATGTTCGATACGGATCATCAACAGAGGATTTTTTAACGGTCACAATCGATTTGACACCCAGTATTCTTTGAGATTTGGTGCCTCTAATTGTAGCTTCTTTCTTGATGTATTTATCTTGAGCAGGGGGTCCTATTCTAAGACGCAGGCTGGCATAGAATGGCACAGCCATGCCCCCGGGAGTGGCTTCCCCTGTATCTCCTTGTCTGACTTGGTTGGTAAATGCAATGATCCATAGGTTGTCACGGATTATCTTGCACACCTTCCTGAGTCCCTGGGAAAACTCTTTGGCTGCCGCCTGACCTCGTTTGTCGGTTCCATCCATTTGCATACGAGAACAGAGGGCAGCAATACTGTCACAACCGATCATGTTGATGGCTGTTTTGCCTCCCATTTTCTTGATAACCTTTTGGGCTTGGGTTGGTTCCCAATTATAAATAAAATCCATGACCTCTGTGACAGTGTTAGGCATGTTGTAGTTTTCTTTATCAATATTGATACCGTAGATCCTGGCATAGTTTTTATCAAGCCGTCCTTCCGGATCAAGGAATTGCATGTCTCCACCCTTGAGTTGGGTGTCGGCTCCCATCTCAGACAAGAGGGCTGACTTGCCGGAACTGCTTGGGCCATAGATTTCCAAAAGGATACCACCTGGGATGCCACCACCTCGGATGCGTCCACCGGATATGTTAAGATCAAGTAGGGTTGAGCCAGTCGATATGACTTGTTCAAAATCTCCCTTGTTTGGTGTCATCTGGATTTTGTCGGCTGGTTCCTTGGTGGTCTTTTTGATGTCACTTGCTTTTAGTTTTTTCTTTGTTGGCATCTTTGGTTTCCTTTTTCATGCTTAACTTTCTGTGGGCTTCAAATGGTCGGTCCTCTTTGAAGGCTTTGATCTTGAAGTTCAGATCTTCGAGTTCATTTGCTATTCTCTCGAAAACGTCCAAGTGTTCTATGTGACACACCACATTGATAGGGGTGTTGTTATTATATACCGCATCTTTTTTTTGTTTGAACGATATAATAAGCAGCATAATCCCTATTAGTAGAAAAATGACACATAGGAGCAACACTTGGACGAACTTTATATCAGCTTTAGAAATTGCTTTCATCGGTATTTCCTTTAAGTGGAACGGCAGGGAGTTGAACCCTGAATCAACGCTTGCAAACGTTGACTAATGACGTTCGCTTTTACACGAGTTAGCGACTTTTAACGTGATGCGCCATTGCACCCGCAACCGTTCCATTACATTACATCTCTTTCATGACTTTCTTAAAGGATTCTATCTTGACTTGATTTTCTTCAAAATCAACGATGATTTCTTTGAGTTCTTTGATTAAGATTTCAATACGATTGAGTTTTTTATGAGCTGAAGCAAGTTTTTGCTTCATGTTCGGTACACGTTTTCGTTTCTTCGGCGGCGGTGCCGGAGTTGTGTTCTCTTCCATTATCTTCTCCTCCTTGGCAGTTGTTTCCTTGGTGTAGGTTTGGGTGTGGGTTCAGGTGTTTCCTTGGGTGTTGGTTCGGGTTGCATATCATCGAAATCAGCTTTGCAATCATCATAGACCGGACACTGATCACATTCCTCATACTTGTTGAAGTCATGACCGAAGGCTGCTCCCACATAGCAATCAGATTCTCCCTGTTGAGAAGGTGGCAAAGGTTCATCGGATGGTTCCACTTCTTCTCCTGGTTGTGGATCTGATACTCTCTGACCACCGTGGAATGTTTCATAGATCTCGTCGTAAGTCGGGTGCATTTTGAAATAATCATCCAGGCTGTCAATGGTCTGGTCGATGATATCATCCGGTATCTGCTGGCGACGATCGACAAAACGGTGTCCATAGAATCGGGTGTTCTTTTGCCCAGTTCCCTTGCGGGTGAACACAACGGATTTTCCCTCTTCCAGATCAGTCCACGCCTCGACCCCACCCTGTTCTGGGGCGGCCTTGGAAATCTCTGATACATTCATATCAAAGATGAAGTGGGAACATTCCCAGATTTGAATACCTTTGGCTTCTTCCTTGGCATCGTCATGAACCCAAATCTGAAAGACTGTTCGTCGCTTGGGGGAAACCTTCTTCCATTCTTCTGTGTCGAGATCGTTCTGGTCAATGTACTCACAGATCGGACACGGTTTGTTGAAGTTTTTCAAGGGACAGACATAATCCTCGTTGATGGCTCCGATTCTTTTGTGGACCCACATGTCCAGCTTGTAGACACCATCGCCCTCGTTGACTCCAGGGACGTTCTTTCCGGCAAAGAAAGGAATGACGTCTAGTTCGTGTTGGCCCTCACCCACTTTCCATTTTTGGAGATCACCTTCTTTGTCTCTCTTGAAGATAGATCCCCATGAAGTGGCTCCATCGTCTTTGGTTTCATACGCCCGCTCGTGTTGTCTGACGAGTTGGCGTTTCATTCTTGCGGCTCTGTCTCTTCTATTCATTTTCTCCTCCTTAATGTTCTCTTGCGTTTTTGCAAGGATTTGTGTGCTGTTCTGTTTTGAGGATCACCGTGGGGATTTTCTCTGTCAACAACCCCATTGGTATCCTGAAGTTTGGGCTTTGAGCCATAGTACCCAGCAAGATAGAGAGAGGTTATGTTCTCTAATGCTTTTTTCCTGTGTTCAAATGCTGATTTAGCCACAGCCATGATGTTCATATCCTCAATGGCTTGTGCCAGTTCTTCATTCGCATCTTTGAACTTTTTATCTTGGGTAATAGCCGCCGATATGGCTGCCTCTGTCGGTTTCTTATCAAAACCATAGTTCTCCCAGTTTGCACGAATGTCGCTGTCGAGTTCAGCCTTGGTTATATCAAGCATCTCTTTCTTCTTGTCCCGGGTGCGTACAGCATTGGCCCAGGACTCTCCGTATTCCATGAATTTTTGTGGTTGGTCGAGCCAATTATCTCCCAGGTCCTCTAACGTGATAGTCAAATCTTTTTTGTAATCCCCCATGATTACATCTCCTTTATAATCCCAACAATTTTAATATATATGTTGCTCCAAATATTGAAAGAACAAACAAAACCCCAATGATGAAATTAGTATTCAAAACATTCTCCTAATAGATTCTGTTAGAATAGGCTGACACCAGAGCAGCTATTGCCTGTATCAATTCTGTGTCCACTCCTTTTGTTTTTGATTCTTGTTCACACAATTTCATGATCATTCTTTTGAGTTCTTTATCAAGATTTACAGCAAAATTTTCGATATTAAAGTCCACAACATTTTTCATTATCATTCTCCTATACTTTTACTCTCTTTTTCAATTTCATGTTAAAATGGAATATCATCTTCGGTTGTGTTACATGCCATGAAAACGGCAAGGGCAAGACCTGCGTTGCCGTCCTCTACTCTCATCTCTGTGAATGGTATCATTTTCTGGGCTGCTTCATGAGCTTTTGCGAATCTGCTTTCATTGAGCATGATTTTTCTGAGATAGCCCATGATACTACCTTTCAATATGATGGCAGATGTCTTGTTATTTTTCAGGTTGGTTTGTGCTTCCCTCCAACGACCAGCAGCAATTGCCCTGCACAGTTCAAGGGAATCATAGGTGACTTCGCTCCACGCTTCTACCATCTTCATGGACGCATCAACATCTTCGTAAATGTCTATGACCCCATCCATTATGCTGAGGGCTATTCCAGGAGAGCCTTGAGCGTTCTTTCTGATGGCCTGTGTGATGCGATCATCCATTTTGACATCTTCGGTAGCCAGAACGTCTTCCAGAAACTCATGCATCTCATCGAATGACAAAGGTTTGACTTCCAGATTCATGCACCTTCGTTTTATGGTTGTTTTTATTTTGCCTGGTTCAGATGTGCATAAAATAAAATATTTGTCCGGAGGAGGGTTTTCAAGGGCAATCAGCAAACCCTCAGCCGCTGTGGATGTGCACTGATGGAATTCGTCAAGAACATAGACTTGTTTGCCACCGTAGGTGATTCTGTCCCTGATGGTTCTGATGGTATCGATCCCTCTGGTGGTGGCGGCATCATAATAATTGTATCCAATATCATGTTCAGGTATCCCAAGCTCGGCGGCTATAATTTCAGCCAGTGATGTTTTGCCACACCCTGGAGGACCCTTGATAAAATATGATGAGGGGATGTCATCTTCTCTGGTCAAGGCTTTGGTCAGGGATTTTTTCAAGGCTTCATTGCCATAGAAGAACTCGAGTTCCTGGGGTCTGTACAAATGCTGGAGAGGCATTAACTAACTCCTTTCATTTTTAATAGGGTTAATTCTGCTTTTATCTTATCAAACCAATCGTTGCTCATTTTTGGTACGGCTAGGCTTCCGTCGATTTCCAACTCAACTTTTTGAAAATCATCCAAAGCATAGTTTGAATTTAGTCTCCGTATAAAACTACCAGTCAGAAAAAATTCGTTTTCATAAGCTTTCACATACATCTCTCCGTTGTAGCTCATGATGATTTCTATTCTGTCTTGAGGCATGACAGGATTTCCCATTATGCTGCCTCCTTTATTTCCTCGGTGTCATACCATGACATATCTGGTAGTGCGATTTCGTATTCAATTTCAAGGGGAACGATGATCCAATCGAATTCGTTTCTGATATCGATTGTTCCTATCTGGTTCAAGGTTGCTATCACATGGTCTTTTTCGGGTGGGTACAGATCAAAGACAATGGCATCATGGATCTGACCGATGATCTTTGTTTTCCACTTCTCTTTTTGAGCGATCCTGTTTAGACGGATCAATGACCACATCAGGCAATGGAAAGCTGTTCCTTGGATGGCATAATTGCTAACATCATTTCTCTTCATATATCCCTGGAATTTGAACCCGAGATATGATTCGGTGAATCCATTCTTTCGATAGAACTCATTGATATCTTTCTTCCATTGGGCATAGACAGAGAACCGTTCCCAGAATTTTTTCTCTACATCTCTTAGATGATCTTCAAACACGTTGAATGTTCTTCCACCAATACTGATTCCTTTTGTTGCATAGTGATCTATCAAGGGTACACCTGATTCTGTTTTCAAATCAACACAGGTTGTAATTAAATTCTTGGCACACTCCGCATAGTATGAACCATAGAACTGTGGAAATACCCAGCAGTTTTTGGCAAAGAATCTGATCTCCTTGGTGATTTCTTCCTCTGGTAACATCCAGATATCCTCGGCTGAGTCACGATGCATGTCGGTGGTTGGGTCGGTGATGTACTCAATCATCTTGGGATCTTTATGGTAGCAAGCCGAGATACATACCTCAATGCCTGAGTAGTCAGCTTCCATGATCTGATTACCCGGCCTTGGGATGATACCGCTACGACAAGCCTTTTTTGCATCTTCATCTCTCTTGGGGATGTTCTGAAAGTTTGGATTTGAGCTGGACCCACGATAACTGATGGGTATGTGCAGGTTGAAGAATGGGTATAGCATCCCATTGTAAGCCTCCCTTTTGAACTGGGCCAGATAAGTGCCGACGATCTTATCCAGTTTTCTCATTCGGAGGATGCCTTCCATGAATGTTTTTCTGGTAAGGTGTCTAGTCGGATTCACTTTCTTGATGAGCTGTTCAAATGTATCTTTGTCAAGGGATGGGTTGCCCTTGTCTGTCGTGTTGATGATGGGCATTTTTAATATGTCGTAGAATAGGTGTCCCAGGTCCTTGGTCGAGTTGATATTGATCGGCCTGCCTGTTCTTTTTTCAAACAGCTTGGCCTCTCTAAACTCTGGTAACATGGTCTTGATATTATCCAGCTCTTCCTGGAGGGTTTCCTCTGTCTCAGCATAGTAATCTTCGTCAACGCAGATACCATTCATCTGAACATCAGCCAGGGCTTCTATTCCTTCATGGAGAAAATTGTAAGCTCCAAGGGACTTGCCTCTGACCTTATCTATCTGTTTCTTGGCGAGAAGATTTCCGTAAAACACATCCATGCCGCCGTAGTAGAGGAGTTCATCCAAGGGAGCCTCGTCCACGTTGTTGAAACCATTGCCGCCGTCCTCTGACATGAGATATTTTTTGATGCTCTGATCATAGGGATCAATACCAAAGTTCAGATAGGTCTGGAACTTCAACCCGGAGAATGATCTTCTGTTGTCCATGACATGGGCAGCTATCATGGTATCCCAGTTCCAGTTGGCAGGTTGTGTTCCGATGACAACCCTCGACCATGTATCCTCAAACTTCATGTTCTGGGCACGTTTGTTGATATTCTCATTTTTTAGTATCAAACTCCACTCGTGTTTTATCTTGGCCTGCTCTGATTTTGTAAAGAAATCACGGTATTGGTATGGAAACGAATATGAATTGACCCCATCTGACACGGCAATGGACACGATACGATGACCATCTCGAAACGGTTTCAGCCCAGTCGTTTCATAGTCAAAATAAAGTGTGGGAAAATTCTGCAACTGTCTTAGAACAGCTATGATATCTTCTATGTCGTAAATCACTTGGATATTTTCTATTGGCCTTTTGAACGGTTTTCTTTTGAGGTACCAGCCAAGGCGATACAGGTCGCGCATCCATACAGAGTTGAGGTTTTCATCATCGAGCCGTTGGACATAGGATGGATGGAAAATGGGAATCACCCAGCCTTTCTTGTCCGGAATACAAAGCCCTCTCCATCTGGTGATACCTGTCTGTGAAAATCGATCACCAAAAAATGACTCGACGGCAATAGCTCCCACCAACACGATATGGGATGGTCGCTTCTCGTCGATCACACTGTCGAGCAAGGGCTTGCAGGCTTTGACCTGCGATGATTTTGGTTTAACGGTTAGCCCATCTCCTCTGTGGGGCCAGCAACTGAGTGCGTTCATCTTCCATGCATCTCGATGCAGATCTATTCCCGTTTGCTTTCTCAAGTCTGTGTACAATTTGGATCCTGTTGAACCAACGAACTGTTCGCCTTGGCTGTCCTCGGATGGACCAGGGGCCTCACCGATGAACATAACATTCTTGTAGCCAAGTCCACCACACTTCATCATGGGACTGTTGCAACCCTGACATAGACCGCAGGCATCACAGTCGGGGCCAAGGTTGCTTGCCGCCATGTCAATCTTGGTTTCGTTGATTTCTTCTTCTGACCAAAAACTCATAATCCGTATCTATTCCCAAGTATAATTTTTGATATATTCTACCGAATACCTTGACACCTTTCTCGTTGTCCCAAATATCTTTCTCTTTAATTTCAGGGATACATCTTCCATAAGTATGTCCAGATATCAAAGCGAAAAGTAAGTTGCAGATGTTCATGGATCTTCATTCTCCCATTCTCTTGCCCATGGACAGGTTTCTGAGTATTCTTCGGAACAGATATAACTTTCATTTGTTGTGCCACTTACATCTGAACCAGCTTTACATACAGGATCTTGCCAAGGTTTAGGGTACAACCAACAACGAGGTTTTATTTTTTTTGTCATATCGTTAACGCCACACAATGGATGAAT